TTTGACAAATAGTGTCTAAAGTTGTATAATACTTATACTTATAGAAAGGGGATGCGCGGAAATGAAAATTTCGATAGGAGGGCAACAAGAGATACGGGAATTCTCTATTGATGAGAAGAAATTTATCATAGATGCTCTGACTATTAGTAATCCTGCTTATGAACAGATACTTAGACATACCCCCTATAAATATACTACAGTACCTAAATATTTATTTTATGCCGTTGCTTCGGGGAATGGACTTTTAAATGTTCCAAGGGGGTTTAAAGTTCCTTTTCCTCATGTTATTACTGAGGACTTAAGGTTAACACATGAAAATATAACTTACCCTAAATTGAAAATTATCCCGCGCAAAACACAAGTTGAAGCCTTAGAATCATATATAAGTAAACGTGAAGAAAACCCTAATAACATTCCTGGGGTATTTGAGATACCAACTGGAAAAGGAAAATGTATATTAGGCGCTATGCTTGCCGCTAGGTTAAAACAACGTGCATTAATTGTTGTGGCAAAAGATGATTTAATTGATGCTTGGAAGGATGACGTAAACCTATCATTAGGAATCCGTCCACGATGCGTGGGATTGGTCAAGGCGAAAGATTATCGTCTAGGAGATAGAATCACATTAACCACTATACAAACGCTCTCTAAACTGTCACCAGAGCGTTTAAATGAAATGCGTCAGTATTTCTCTATGGTTATAGTTGATGAGTTTCATCATTCTGCCGCTAAAATTTATGAAATAATTAATACCTTTCCCGCTAAAGACCGTATAGGACTTACTGCTACAGCTATGAGAAATGACAATCTTGACCCCGTTCTCAATTTTTACTTCGGTGATATTTGTTTCAAATTTAAAGAATCCGATGAGGATGAGGATATTATTGCGCCTAAAAATGTCAAGATAATAATTAAAAATTCCAGCATAAATTACAATCCTCCTACTCAGTATTTATGGACTGATGGAAACCATAAAGGCATTGTTGGTGACTTCATTGAGGAAAGCGACCAAGGAGAAGATTCTATTATTAGAAGCGGAACCAATCTTTGGAAATCCCGAATTGATTTACTTTTGTATGAAGGAAAAGTAAAACAAAAACCTATGAACCCTCATAAGATATATGATGCCATTGATGGTAACCGTGTCTTCAACACTATGGTTGCTAATGATATTCGTGCAGAGTATGAACAGGGAAAATCTTGCCTAGCATTCTGCAAAGAAAAAGATCATGTGAGATTACTTGCGGAACTTGTAGAAAAGGCAGGAGTTCCTGCTGACCAAATTCAATTATATTATGGAGATGCTAAAGGGAAAAATGCAAAAAGGGAAATGCGCGAAAAAGCTGAGAGCAAAGAAGTATTAGTAACCATTGCCACATACTCAATAGCCACAGAAGGAACCAACGTCAAGGCATGGGAGTGCTGTTTCCTTGCTATGACCTTCAATAATCCTATTAGTGCAATTCAAGCTATAGGGAGAATACGTCGCAAAAAGGCCGGGAAGATTATTGTGAAAGTGTATGATTATAGGCATCCTAAAATAAAAGGCGCAAGAAATCATGGAGCAACCAGGGACAGAGTGTATAAGGAACGAGGATTTTCTATAGTAGGTGGGGATCCAATGTCCAGATTTAGTAGAGGTTGGAATATGTAACTCGTCATATATATATAATTAATATATATATATAAATATATAATGAGCATGGTACTATTATTAGTGCTTATTTTTTTTAGGTTTATGTCTAACTTTAGATATTTTTCTTGACCTTTTACATGGTATGTGATAAACTGATTTTAGATGATAAGGAGTGATTGCAAAAATGGTAAAGAAAGTTCAAATTGTTGATTGTTCTGCTAAACCTGATGTTGATGCATTAGTAAATGAGTTAAGCAGGATTCATAAACAAAAGGCAATACTGGAGAAACGTGATAAGGAAATTAAGTTGATTATTACTGACCACTACTTTAATTCCGCACAGAAGGACAATCGTGGTAATAGTTTTTATGAAACAACTTTCCTTGATGGAACCCCTGCAATTTTGAAACGCGAAGCACGTACCACCATTAAATTAGACTATCAAAAAGCAATGGAATTTTTCAGCAATAAAAACTTACTGAAGGAAGTTGCCGAGCAGAAATGGGTATTTAGTGATGAATCTATTGAACAAGCATTGGCGGGTGAAAAAATAACTTATGATGAATTGGAATCAATCTGCGAAAAGAAAGTCACGTATGCTATCAAATTTGTTAAAGCCACAGAGGACGAAGATGCCACTGAATATTGATGGTAAGTGCTACGATATACCAGGACTAGGAAATATTAAATTATTCCCCATCGCAAAACTTAGTCAGGCAATGACAGACGCAGATATTCCAAGAGATACCCAAACATTACGTAAGTGGGAATTAGCTGGTATACTTCCAAAAGCAATTTTCCGCAAAGGACATAAACGCTTGTATTCTGCCGAACAAATTAAGTGTATTGTAAGAATAGCAAAAGAGTGCAATATTAGACGAGGATTTAGCATAGAACAGACTGATTTTGTTACAAAAGTAGCGGAGGAATTAGGAACCCTTAACAAAAAGTATATGGATGCTATGAAATCAGCAAAGAAATGAGGAAATTTTTTTTATGCGCCTTGTTTACAAGCACAAAAAACGTGCTAAGAAAGACCTTGATTTTATTGTCCGTCTTTGCTACCGTGAAATTAAAAAGAGTGAGGAAACTAGGAAAATAATTCTGAAGGTAGACATAAATACCGGTAAAATCCTTATTGATGAGTTGACTCAACGTTATGTCGAATTTTTATAATGGGATATTTTAAAAAGTATAACAAAGGTTGCAATAACAATGATTAGCGGAACCTAATATTAACCACAATTACCAGGATGAAGTACAGGGAGTTATTGACGTAGTGTATAGTAATAATTTATTTGTTGCTATATGAGCCTGTCATTATTTGCACCAAATACATTCAAACCATGGAAATAATATAGGGAAAGGGTGTAACGCTGTTGAAAAAGAAAGCAGTAGAAGCAAAAGATACCTCCGTTAAGGGAGTTGCCGACCACGTATTAAAACAGGGCGACAGAAATAACACTTTATGTAAGGGAGAAGTTCGCGTAGGAATGAGTAAGGGAGCAACCCTTAATATGGGTAACTACCAAAGTGCGCGAATTGACTTCTGGATGGAAAGAGTTGTGGAAGATTCATCCCATGCCATTAATCAAGCCTATTCCGATATGGGGGATGAGCTTGATTCTTTGATTGACCAAGAAACAGAAGCATTAGGAATTGAACTAGGTTAAGTAGGGGGGGATATCAATGACTACACCTAATTGGGAACTGTTGAAGAACACATCTTTTGCAGATGAAGAGGATATTCTTATTCCTTCAAAAAAGACTAAAAAATCTACCAAGATAGTTAGAAGTCCTTCACAAGATATTCCGGAGGATGAAAATTCTTACAAAAATAAGTTGGAAGAGGAAAGATTTAATGACTTTGTTGTAGGAGATTGGAAGAAATATTTTCAAAAGAAAGCCATTGATAATGGATATTTTTTTAGATATGTTAATAACCCCAAAAGTAATTCCCAAGCCAAGTCTATATTACAAGCATTAATGAAAGAATTTTCAGGCGATGAAATTAAAATAATGATTGATTTTCTGTGGGGAGCACCTCATAAATTGACCAATAAATCAACGATGGGAATAGGGATGCTTTCTGGAAATTGGTTACAGTCTGTTCTAATAGCTTCACAAAATTGGGCGCAGGGTAAATTTAATGATAATCTAGAAAAGTCCGTCAGAGAATATAAGCCTGACCCCAGGGACAAGACTCCCGATAAATCAAGAGTATTTTTATGGGGTGATATGTAGTGTTAGTCGGAAGAAGAAACGCCGAGATTAAGAACGACATTCCCGACGAAGTATATGTTGCAGTAGGTATACCCCGTAATTATATTCCTGCTCAATTGGAGGATTATACAGGAGATGACAAGACCGTCAGCATTCTTAAATCTTATATAAAGAATATACACCAAGAATTTGATGATGGAGTTAACCTCTATATTTTTGGAGAAAATGGTAAAGGAAAGACATATTTATCCTCTATTGTACTTAGAGAAGCAATGCGTCGTTGGTATAAAGTTAAGAGAATTACTCTTACCCGATGGATTGCTTTAAAATTGACCTCACAGGGGAATCTTAGTGATGAAGTGTGGAATGAAATTCGGCAAGTAAATAATGCTGAGTTCTTGTGTGTGGATGAAGTAGGGAAAGAATCTGATACCAAAAGTGATATTAATATTTCTATTTTTGAGGAATTGTTAAAGTTCCGCGAGGAGAGAGGGTATCCTACTATCATTTGTAGCAACCTTGCCCCTAAATTCATTGAAGAAAAGTATGGGGCAACTATTAATTCTTTAGTCAGTCAAAGTGTTTGTATCAAACTTGTTGGCGGGGATATGCGCCCTGAAGTATTTAGACAGAAAAAAGGCGTACAATTATTAATGGGAGATGAGTAAATGCTTCATGGTGATATTTCAAATAGACAAGCACCAATCATAGCATTTAATCTTGACAATTTGTTGTATGAAAATAAGTCTAAGTCTATCTTTAATATGTTCAAGCCACGTAGTTTAAATCAGAATTTTTTGGACATTGTTAACAATATCTGGTATAACTATGAGTTTTGTATTTATCTTATATCTGCAAGTCCTGTCGGAGAAACATATAGAAAGTTGGAGGAAGTTGATATTCAATTTACTTCTGCTGTTCACTATGTCGGAGTCGATAACTTGCGCAGACAATGCCAGTATAGGTATCAGCTCTATGTGGACAGCGACAAAGACTTGCTGAGTCAGATTAGCAGTAGCAACGCTATCCATTTAGATGATTTGCCGAACTATATTAGGAACTTAGGTAGGAGATAGAATGAGTGTTGAGTCTAATTTTTTCACTAAGTTATTAGAGTCTGGAGATTATTCCACCGTTGATGATAAGCAAATAAAGGGAAAGTTCTTTAGTGGACAGTACAAAAGGATGTTTAAGTTCATACAAACATTCAAGACTAAGTACTCTAAAGTCCCTGACATTGAAACTTTCCAACGAAAATTTCCTGACTTTGAGATTACTCCTTCACCAGAGTGTATGGAATATTACTGTGATGCTGTTAGGCAGAAAATAAAGCACAACATTATGATTGACTCCCTTGAAAAAGTCGGGGAACAATTAGATGATTTAGATACCGATGAAGCATATGAAATTATCAAAAAACTTATTAGAGAAGTTGAAAGTGATATTATCTTAGGCGATACTAAGAAGGTAAATGAGAATGTAGATGATCGATGGAATCAATATATTGAACGCAGAAATACTGGAGGTATTATAGGAATACCAACAGGAATTGACGCATTTGATAGGATGACAGGAGGACTAGGAAAGACCGACCTTTTAACTATTCTTGGATTTACCGGAGTAGGTAAGTTTTCTATAATTTCTATTTAAAGTACCTTTAAATACTCTATGACCAGGAATGCTTATCACTTTTATAAAGCGGGCAAAGAAGTTATAGAGTTTTTAGACCTTATTTATAAAGATGCTAAAGTGTATTTAGATAGAAAATATTATAGATATTGCCGTCTTACAAGTATGTGAGTATCTTGTAGGATTATTAGGGAGCAAAATCGGTGGAAGCTGTGATATGCCAGTACCGAGGTAACTATCTAATTTAAAAATTAGAAGAACCGTAACGCATAGAGGATGAACCTGTTTACAGAATATAATTCCTCCAAGAGTGTTCCCCGCTCTCACCTTGTCAACGAATGACTTGATGTGAAAATGTATGCTAGGCTGGGTTGGAAATGACCAACCGATGCAAATGAGGGAAACCTCCAGAGGTAAGGATAAAAAGCCTTACGTTAATAACATTCCGAAAACGTGGTCTTTAATTATTCTAGGAGTAGCATTAGCCAAGACGGGAACTAAAGTTCTATTTATCACAAGAGAGATGAGTCCCGACCAAGTATTAAAACGTACTGATGCTGTCTGGTGTGCAATAAGTTATAATGACTTTAACCGTGGACAGTTATCTATTAAAGATGAAACGAAGTACAGAGAGTATTTGAACCACATGGCGGAAAAAGAGGTAAATTTCGTCGTGGAATTAGCTACTGGAGGGGTAACTAATATTGCCGCTTTGATAGATAAACATGAGCCAGAAGTTGTTTTCGTCGATGGAGCATATTTAATGACGGACGATGAGGATGACGATGATTGGAGAGGAACTATGAAAGTATGGCGTGGAATGAAACAAATATGTCTTGCCAAAAAAGTTCCGATTGTTGCTACCTCACAGTCTAAGGAAAGTGAAAAGGTTACTCTAGGGAAAATATCCTTCAGCAAAGCATTGGCGAATGAGTGTGACGTTGTTATAGCGTTAGAGCAGGACTCCGAGATGTTTAAGATGAAGGATATGATGTGGAAACCATTAAAACTGCGAGATTCTGAAATGACGGGTTACTTTGTTACCAAGTGGGATTGGAACCATATGGATTATCATACCACTATTTTTGAGGGAAGGTTCTTAGATAAACCAACGGCGGAAGAATTGCCGGAAGAAATTCAAGATATAGATAAGAAACCCACCAATAAAATAAGTAAGCGGTGATGTTATGGATGCTGGACAATTAGAGGGATTAATCAGGGACTTAGGGTTTACTTATGTTCGTGTTGTTTCCAGAGCAGATGATACAAATATAATGTTCTGTTGTCCTTTTCATGGAGAACGGCATCCTTCATGTGGAATTTCCGCTGAGAAGGAAGTCGGAAACTGTTTTGCTTGTGGACAGACTTTCACTATCCCTTATCTCATTGCTTATGTTAGAGGAATTTCTATTAGGAAAGCTAAAGACTTTTTAGAAGAGAAATTTAATGTAAGCAAAAAAACTTTGAATAAAACTAAACTATCAATTCGTAGGTTTGATGATGCACCGGTAAAACCACAAAGAGCAGTACTGTCCCGATTGAAGTTAGCGCCTTATAGAAGTGGAAAAGTCGCGCATAATTATATTCTATCAAGAGGAATAACTAAGGATACTTGCAGAGAGTTTATGCTAGGTTGGGACGAAGAGAAAAAGAGAATAACCATCCCTGTCTTTTGGGAGGATAATCAACTCGCTGGATTCTTAGGCAGAGCAGTATTGGAACCTAAAATAGATGGGGAGGATAATCCTATGTACAAAGCAGTATATGCAAATTCGGATAAGTACTTAGTTTATAATTTTGAACGTTCTCATATTCTTTTTCCTATTAATAGGTTCGTACCAACTCCCGATAAAGAAGTAATTATAGTAGAGGGAAGTCTTGACGCTATATGGCTTTATCAATTAGGATTTAGGAATACTCTTGCGCTATTAACTTCAAAGATGAGCAGAGAACAAGCAGAGATGATGAAAAGTTTGGGCATTCTTCGTGTTAATTTATTTTTAGATAATGATAAAGCGGGGAAAAATGGAAAAGCACAGTTGTTCTCTTTATTGAAAAGAGATTTTGTGTGTTATGATGTTCAATACCCAGAGGGTAAGAAAGACCCGCAGAATTTAAGCCATGATGAAATTATGTTCATGTTAAAAAATAGAACTCGATATGGAGTATTAGAATTAAAAAGGATAGTGTAGTTATTGAAGCAAAGTGGAGTGTTCATTGGATAATTTGCCCGCTTAAATGCTATTTAGTTCTTGACAATTTAAGACCTTTCTGATAGGATATTTATATCCACTAAGGACATACTACTGCAATAAGCAGATAAAAAGGAGAGTGTTAATTTGAAAACCAACTTATTTAAAAGAGGATTCAATGCCGTCAAAGAGGAAGAAGAAAGACGCGAGAAAGTAAAAGAGTTAAAGAAAGGTCGTCTATTCAAGTTCTATCTTAAAGACGGGGATGAAGATGTTCCTATTTTATTTCTTACAGAAGAGCCAATTAACTATTGGGAACACACCTGGGACAAGGGAAAAGTAAATGTACCTTGTAGCGGGGATGACTGTGAGTACTGCAAGGATGAAGAAAGATACGGGAAAGCTAGATTTGTTTCTGCTTGGTTAGTTGTAGACCGTAGAGAGTTTGAATATACCGACCAGCAACAGAAGAAAGTTAAAGGAAAAGACCGTATTAAATTAATGGTTCGTGGAATGACTAATGCTGCTGTATTAGAGAAACAGTCCACAAAATATGGACTTACCAAATATTCATGGACTGTTACTCGTACAGGAAAAGATACTTCAACTACTTGGCTTTTTGACCGTGGAGAACCGGTTTCTCTAACGAAAAAACAACTTGAAGTTATTTATTCTCAATTGCCAGAAGGTTTGAAAGGACTTGACCCCTATGAAATTGTTGAAAAACAAATTACCGGGGCGATGGAGTTAGAGGAAACTAATAACTCTGTAGGTGAGGAAATTAGTAAAGAAGCCGAAGAACAAGTTCTGGAAGGTGTCCAAGACATTGAAGAGGATGAAGAGCCAAAGAAAATAACTAAAAAAGTTCCTGGTAATATTATCAAGAAGTAAAATTGTTTGGGGAGAGTTATCTCCCTTCAATATGGGGATGGTGGCGTAAATTACTAACGCACTTGTTTGTGATGCAAGTTAATGTGGGTTATACAACCATCATCCCCTTTCAATTTTCCTTTTATAATTTTTAGAGGGGGACGGTATATTTGCGACAGACATTTGTTGAAGATTTCGGGATTAATTATGTTCCTCACATTCTTCCATGCGGAGAAGAGATTAATGCGGATGGGAAAATACATGAGTGTTGCAGAACAGTTTGCCCAAAGAAAACTATAAAGCAAATTGAGAAATGTTTCTCCATGTACAAGGATGAAGAGTATTAAACAATACTAGCGTGTGGTGTAATGGAAACATGTCAGCCAATCATAATTCAATAATCCTCTACCGCTGTGTAATACCATACATACCGTGAAAGAAATTTTGCGGGATAAAATTTAAGGGGATGATTCCAATGGGATTGGGGTGTATTTATTATTAGGAATAGTAGTAATAGCATTTACAGTCGCAATACTCGTTGGAGTGATAGCATTAATGTTTCACGTTGAAGAAAAGAAGTGGAACCAATAGAATATTATCACCATAGTTTAATAGCCTTTGGAAAGAATTCTCCCACCTCTATGCATTATCATAGTGGTGGGAGTACGCCACATTTTTTATTATCTGGATGTAGCTCAGTTTGGTCAGAGTCCTCGCTTTGGAAGCGAGTTGTCGCAAGTTCAACTCTTGCCATCCAGACCATATATATCCAAATAAAATGATGAATAATTATGTTAGAATTAGAATTAGTAAAGAAGTTGTATATGAGGTATTAAAATCCTCCGAAAATGAAATGGAAAAGTTAAAAAGATTATACTAAATTGGAGTGTAAAATAGGAGGATGCGACAATGACCCCAGAGCAAAATAAAGCAATTGTAGAGTTATTTTGGAGTTTAGGTGAGTTACCACCAGGAGATGAATATGATAGTTTCAATGGAAGATGCGACGAGATTTATGAAACTTGGGCGAAAGTATCTTCAATTGAAGATGCCGATGAAACTAAACAATGAAAAGGGTATTCATCATTACCCCTACATTAGAGTAATACCAAATTACCACGACGTAGCTGAAAGCCCCTACTTTGAAGAACGGAGTTGAAATAAATATGGCACTTACTGTTGAAATTATTCTTGGAATGAAGTTGCCGGGAGAGTTATTTACTCCCCCCCCCCCGACAATGTGAAAAATGAATATAGGGAATTAGCAAAGAAGTTTCATCCCGACGTTATAAAAGATGGACGCGCAATGGTTAAAATCAATGAGCTATATCAAAAAGCACATGAACAAATAGTGGCGGGAAAATGGGAATTGCCAAACATTCTAATGATAAAAGGGAGGATGTAACTAATGGGTGGAGGACGTTGGAGCAGTAAAGATTGGATAGTTTATTATACAGCGCGAGCATATAATAGTGCATCAACCACTACAGTAGACATTTATACCTCACGTACTGCAAAGGATGTTAAGGATAGTGGGCTTGACCCAAAAGGAGTTAAACTCCGCGAGTCTTGTGATTCTGCTGATAATCCCGAATCAACCGCAATTATTATCGCCCTTGATGTAACTGGTTCAATGGGAATCATTGCCGATGTAATGGCGAGAAAAGGATTGCCTGTTTTAGTAAGTGAGGTGTATAACCGCAAGCCTGTGACCGACCCAGCTATTATGTGCATGGCAGTTGGCGATGCCGAAGCAGGAGATATCATGCCTTTGCAGGTTACTCAGTTTGAATCTGCCACTGAAAAGATTGCTAACCAGATGACCTCAATTTGGCTTGAAGGTCGTGGTGGTGGGAATAAATATGAATCTTATATTCTTCCTTGGTATTTTGCCGCGATGCACACTAAGATTGACTGCCTGGATAAGCGCGGGAAGAAAGGTTATCTCTTTACCATAGGAGATGAAGCACCAACCCCTTATCTCAGAGCGCAGGACATTGAGCGCGTTTTGGGGTATCGTCCACAGCAGGACATGATTATGGTGGATGAACTTTTCACAATGGTAGACCACATGTATAATGTGTTCCACATCATTGTTGAAGAGGGCGGATGCGGAACAAGCAGTTACACCAAAGATGGTTGGAACAAAGTTCTTGGACAACGTGCCATTCCTTTGTCCGACCACACAAAATTAGGTGAAGTCATTATCAGCACCATTCAAGTTTGTGAAGGTGAGAATATTGATGTAGTTACCAAAAGTTGGGATGGTAGTACGGGACTTGTCGTTGCTAATTCTCTTAAAGGATTGTCTAGCATAACTTCAGCTAAAGATGGATTGGTAACTTTTGATTAAAGGATATAGGGAAACACCTCCTACGACATATTAGTAGATGGTAATTACTCCAGCGAAAAATAAAGTTGAAAAATATATGTAGTATTTAAGAAAGGTGGTAATATTAAATGATTAAAGCAGTTATCGGAGCCAACTACGGCGATGAGGGAAAAGGATTGATGACAGACTATTTCGCCGCCCAAAGCAACAGAGCATTAGTAGTAAGATTTAATGGCGGAGCGCAAGCTAGTCATACCGTTGTTACCCCAGAGGGATTCCGCCATGCTTTTAGTCATATTTCTTCAGGCACTTATGCAGGAGTTCCCACACTTCTTAGTAAACATTTTATTATTAATCCTATGCTTTTTCGTAAAGAAATTGATATTTTGGGACGTAAAATGACCCTTCCTGACATATGGGTTGATGAGCGTTGTATTGTAACTACTCCTTATGAAATGTTATTGAACCAGATTATTGAAGAAATGCGCGGGAAATATAGACATGGAAGTTGTGGTGTTGGGATAAATGAAACCGTTAACCGTGACTTGAAATATAGTATTCGTGCAGTTGATTTTTATAATGAGGATTATATGTTGGATGTATTGTATGAACTGCGCAAGAATTATATTTTAGATAGATTAGATTCATTAGGATTTAAGTTCATACCTACTGACTATCTAAAGATTCTCTCTAGTGAAAGAATTATCCATGCATATATGGAAGATATTAGATTCTTTAAACATAACACCTGCCTCATTAATACCGGAAAAATTAGACCTCTTACAGATATTTTTGATGATGTTATTTTTGAAGGCGCACAAGGATTGGAATTAGACCAGAACAGTATGAACTTCCCTCATGTCACTCGCTCAAATACAGGACTAAAAAATATTGTGGATATTGTGCAGGAAAATTGTATGAAAGGAAAAATTGACGTAACCTATGTTAGCAGATGGTACGTCACGAAACATGGAGCAGGAAATTTTCCGAATGAAATAGCCAAGAAGGATTTGTCCACAAAAATTATCGACCTCACCAATGTTCCTAATTCCTATCAAGGGGGCATACGTTATGGATTGCTAGATGTGGATAGACTGCGTGATAATATCACAAATGACCTGATACATGGAAACACCGGTGAAGTTAATCTAGCAATAACATGCTTAGACCAATTAGGCTTATCTCCTGTTATTCCGATTGTGTTTGGTGGGGCCAGAAAACTATGTGGGACTAACGCATTAGAAGGATTTTTCCGCAGACTAATGAATATAAATAAATTATTCATCAGCGATGGAATGACTAGGGAAACAATAAGGGTTATTGACAATAGTATTAAATAGCTATATAATAGATATGATATAAGCCTTTATGATGAAATTAATTATAGTAACATAGACGAAACCAACTGTTTTAATAGTGGTATGAATATAGTTTTAGCCGTGTTAATTGTCAATTAGAGGAGGAATTTTTTTATGGCGTTTATTCATCTATACCAGGGAAACCCTACATCAGGTGGAACAGATGGAACATTAGTTTCTGAGTCTGGAACTTATATAAATGCCATAAATACTACCCTATTAAATGCTTCTAATTTAGAAGTTGGTACGTGGCAGAAACTTGCAATACGCTGTGATAATAACTATGCTACCTCCGGAAATGTAACAATCGCCCCTGTTGGGACAAGTGCTTCTGATTGGCAATTTGCTCCTGACAACTCTGGCTCACCTGGGGTAGCACAAGGCTGGGGAAATCCACTAGTTATCAGTACTCAAGTATCAACCACTAATACTATTTTTTGGGTACAAGCAAAAACTACTGTTACTGACACCGTACCTGTCAGTGATAAAAACGTAAGTATAAATTTTTCTGCCAACATAATGGCAACTAATTAGGGAGTGATATAAATGGCTACAACCCCAGGAAGTAAAGTCGGGGCGATACAAAGCGTAGCAAATAACGCTGTGTTAACGATACAACCCGCAGGACAAGCTGAATATACCATCCATAACATTCACTATGGAGGTGCGGTTCAGTTGATATTCACAGATGGAACCAATACCATTAACTCCCTCTCTGATTCGTCAGCAGGGGGAATGTTTGGCTATAACTTTAATGTAACGAACGCTCTATATCTTACTATTAAAAATGTGAGTGGAGGAACAATCCTTATTGGTTTTGATGGAGTGATAACTGCATGAAATATATAATCAATAATCCAAATTTCGGGGAAATAAAACTAGAAGAAATAGGACAACCAGAAGTATTAGATAGACATTTAAGAGAAAAATGCGCAAATATATTAAGCTGGTCTTTCAATTTCATAGATAAGATATTTGAGATTGAGTTAGTGGAATTGTCGGAGGATGAGGAAGTAGTTTTAAGTTTTTATGGAGAGTTGATAGCACAGGGTGATGAGGAGTGAGTAAGTTAATAGGACTGCCCGATAAAGCTACTCATGGAAATGCTAAGTCTGTTAACTTCACTTATGGTACTCAACAAGAATCATATTATCCAGGCTCTCCTATCTCTATTCCTACATCTGAGCCGGGGACTTCACAAGTCAGTTTTACTGTTTCTGCCGCAAACTTAATTACATTAAGTGGAAGTGGGATATCAGATATTTCCTGGTTACACTATCCTTATGTGTTTGTTGGAGGGACAACTTCTGGCGTAAGTGTTACCATTAGTTATAGAGTATTAATAAATGGGGTAAGTGTTAATACTGGAACCTTCGCATCTGGAACAACCACATACTGGACAGCAAGTATATTTAGGAATAATGCCGTTGGTGTATTTGCCGGGGATGTTGTCGAAGTAAGATTTTGGGCGGACTCAACGGGAATATCAATAACTTATCAGGGGATGCAGATTCATCCGTGGGGGGTAACGATAGGGAAAAAGCTGAATTGGGCGGATAATGTAGTTATAGTTGTAGGAAATTATTGGTCTTTAGTTGGAGGAGTCAGTCCAACTAAAAATGGAAGCGGCTCGATTACGTATTTTACAGGAAGTTATGCGGGAAATAGAGCAATACGGTTGTATTATAGTAACACTCATAGCTTTCAATCCTTAAAAATTGACCCTCTTGTTAATGGATTTGCCCCTATGTCTGGAGGAATTGGTTATCCTGTTAGTTCATTTTTAATAGCATTGAATAGTTCAGGGGCTAATCCATATTATTCCCCCTTCCCTGTTATTACATCTTTGTCATGGACTCCTGTTCAACTTTAGGAGGGATATTATGGGAAAATTATTAGGGATTGCAGATAAAGCGCAGTACTCTAACCGAAAGAGTGTTTCATTAACTTACGGAAGTTATGTAGAATCTTCTTATCCAGGTTCCCCAGTAGCTATTCCTACTACCGAGCCGGGAGTGTCACAGTTAAGTATTACTATAGATAACTCTATGCTTGTTACTGCATCTTCCGCTGATATAATTTTTTCGCAAATGGCATATATAGTGTGCGCTTTAAATAACACAGCAGGAAGTACTATTACATGTTATTGGAGAGTATTAAAAAACGGTGTAAGTCTATTTACTAATAATAGTACTGTCCCTTCCGCGCAGTTTACTTCTCCTTATACTATAAGTACTACTTGCGTAGCGGGGGATGTTTTTGAAGTTAGATTTTGGGCATCTGCTGTCGGATTGAATTTAGTGTACCATTCATTACAAGTTCATCCGTGGCAAATTCTCCTTGCTTCAAAACCAACGTACTGCGACAATGTTGTAATAGTTACATCTGCCACTGAAATAACTTTAAGTGGAGCTAATCCTGGAAAAGTGTCGGGAACAAGTAGTGCAATTTCTGGTTTATTGAGTACCTCCGCAGGAACTAGAAACTTTTTTATAGATAAAGCAATTAATGCAATAATTACCGGAGTTAAGTTTGACCCCGCAGTTCATGGATTTTATCCTAATAATGTTAGTTGGTCTACTCCTGCGCTATTACGCAATGGGACATATACTTCCGCCACTTACAATCCATATTACTGCTCGTTATCTAAATTAACTTCTATTTCATGGACTCCTTTACAACTGTGAGGTGATTTAATTGTGAACTTAAACGACAAGGGACATTTCATGCAAAACGGACTCACAGATAGAGGACGCAGATATTTTTCTGAGGTTACAGAAACCGGAGGAAAAGTTTACCGTTTGCTATTACCAATTTCAATTAACTGTGATATAATTAGACATGTAATCATCTCAGTATCCATTACTTCTGATTTGGTAAGGAACTTAATAATACACACTTCAATATTAGCGGATGCTATCCGAAATGTTACAGTTAAAAGTGCTTTAATTTCAGGTAATGTGGTAGAACTAACGTTTCAAATTACTTTGAATATGGGAGAAAACCACATTATCACTAAACAGGTGTCTGTTCCAGCTAATATAAGTATGATTGCAGGAGACGAATTCATATTTATTTAATGGAAAGGTATAATAGCAAGCATACAGAATGGAGTGATATTATGATAATTGCGGGAGATTATGGAACTAAAATTATTGATACTATACTAGATGAGGACGGAAACGTTGTTCCATTAGGAAACGTTACTAGTGTTATTTTGAAGATTAGGAAACTAGGAGATACAATTTCTAAACAAGGCACATGCACCGTTCTCGATGCTAACGCCGCGAAAGTACAGTATAAAACTGTGCAGGGAGATTTTCCTACTTCTGGTGTATATATTATTCAACATACTATCACTTTCAATGATAACTCCAGTTTCAGTTCTGAACCTAAGAATGTAACAATAGGAGAATCAATATAATTATGCACAATCATGCTCAGTCGTAATCATGTAGTAATTAAAGTAAAACCGGGAGAATAATGTACACATTTTTAGACGCACAAAAAGACAACGTTTCTTTCGGAGAAAAGAGTACAGGAAAAATCTGTACAAAATGCGGAAGATATAATATAGTTACGGGGATTAATTTCCCCTTTTTGGAGGATACCCCTTCCTTAAATGGTAGGTAACAGATATTTAAAACTTGGGATACATGATGAGCGTATGAGGTTCTATTCTTCTACCTATCCTCCATACATACTATTGACAAATATTTAGGTTTTTGTTACAATAAGAAACATAGCTAGTAGATAAATTAATAAACGCGGTAGTTAGCTCAGTGGTATAGCAACTAAAAAGTCATCTTTCATTTTTCCTTTAATCTCGCGAGGTGCTAGAAAGATTACAGTCATTGAAGGAGTAGGTCGCAAGTTTAAATTTTGCATTCCCGCCCAATTGCCACTATAACACAACGGTTTTAGTGTAAGGGTTTTGTAAACCTTCAATGCGGGTTCAATTCCTGCTAGTGGCTCCATACATATGAAGGAATTGAACAGATAGTGACGTTCTGAAATATTGGAAGTCTTAGGGTACAGATTCTCCGTTCCTTCATTAAATATCTCGGTCACTACCCTTTCGCTGATTAGTGAATCGTAGGCACTAATATACCGATAGAGAGTGTTAAAGCAGTTCACTCGGATGTTCGCGCCGAGAAAAATACTCCCATTGGGAGTACCAACATTGGGGATTCGTATAATGACAAGTACAACTGTCTTTGACACAGTTAGAAGTGGTTTGATTCCACTATCCCCTTCCATATATGCAGGATTATTTTATGGGAGAATACTTTTCTTGCAAATAAGTGGCAGTAGTTCGATTCTACTATCGTGCATCAATTGACGACTTTTTTGGGAGTATGTCACCGTCATTAAACAATAAAAGCTGTCCCAAAGATTACATAGTGTTCCTGTAGGCCAATTGGCAGAGTCAGTAGACTTAAAATCTACGTAGTGCGAGTTCGAGTCTCGCCAGGAACACCATTTGCTCTCGTATTCCAATTGGCAGAGAAAGTGGTCTTAGAAGCCATAAAGTGTCAGTTCGAGTCTGACCGAGAGTACCATAATGCGACTATAGTTAAACGGTATAATACGCGCCTTCCAAGCCTGAGTTGTCAGTTCGATTCTGATTAGTCGCTCCACTAATAAATTGAACACGCTAGACACCTAATTTATTAGTGCTTATAAACACTAAAGATAGGACGGTGATTAGCGTGAAACTTTTTTATAGTGAAACTCAGCATAAGAAAATTCCGCTTGACGATGTTGCGGTAAGCATTTATAATTATATTAGGGAGGACGAAAGCAACATTATAAAACTTGAAAAGAAGATTAGATTAATGCATAGAAAGCTATCTAATATTCGGAATAACCATTTACATCAAGCAACTACTAAGATAGTGAAAACCAAACCATCAAGAGTAGTTATGGAAACACTTAATGTTAAAGGTATTTAATTATTCAGCATAACTACGTAAACAGTTATGACTGATATGTAGGATTCGTTGTATCCGAATTTAAGCCCTTGGAGTGTCACAAATAAAACGAAAGTAGCTTTTAGCAAAATCAGACACGTTGAATAGGGAATTAAACAATCTTTATTAAGTTTTATAAAGTTTTGGCAACGGTAAAGCACTCACTGGACTCGACTACTTTGATGTGTTAAATTATGTTTCCGCATTATGTGGAAAAGTCGAGAAGATTATTATTTTGCGTAAAATACGCACTAATTAATTGGAGGAATAATTATTATGAACATGACAAAAGCAGACTTTGTAAAAGCAATGGCGAAACGCGCTCATATTACCCAGGCGCAAGCCGAGAAAGACCTTCACAACGTATTGGATACTCTCGTTGAAGTAACAGCTAACGGTTATGGAGTCAAATTCGTTGGATACTTTTCTACCGAGATTCGTGAAGTTGCCGAACGTGAATTTGCCAATCCGCAAGACCGTTCACAGACTGTAACTGTAGCCGCTCATAACAAAGTTGCTATCAAAGCTGGTTCCCTGCTTACCGATGCCGCTTTCAACGCTGACATTTCCGAATAAAAAAGGAGTCCTTGAATTGAACCAAGAAGTACAGTCAACGGTTAAGTTGTCCGAGCAGATGTTAGCAAGTGCAGTCGCTAATGTTGCTTTAGCCAAAGGCGAAGCAAAGAAAGAAGCACTCGTTAGTCAGTACAAAGCAGAAATTGCTTTACTGCACGCTAAAGAAGAAGCCGGTCAGGAAGTTAAAAATATTGAATGGCTTATTGCGAGAGATACCTTTTATATCTCCCTTCTTGAAGGAGCAGATAGCTATATTCAGAAACTACTCCTAAAACAGATGTCAAAAATATAAAGAAAATGGCGGGACTTAATTGTCTCGCCTTTCTTATTTTTATTGTCTTTTACATAGGTTTATGATATACTAATAGTATATATTATATAAGGAGTGATGAGATGTTTCACCCCAATTACTACACCTTAAAAATAGTCCAGAGCAGTCTGGAACTATACTCTTTAGTCAAGAAACTGAAACAATCTAAAGTTAGGTACTTCGATACTGAAACTACTGGATTGAAAGTTCGCTATCCAAATAATGACCGTATCGTTGGATTCACGTTTGCGATGGATGATGAAATAGATGATAAGGTGTATTATATTCCAGTAGCACATGACTTTGAAGGAGAGTACCGACTAGGACATGTGAACTATGAAAAACTAAAGCCTTTAACTCCCGCAGATTTTCCTCACTTCAATGAAGAAATACTCCTGGGCGATTACAACAACATGGACTTGGATGAAGTTTTACAGGAAATAACCCCTGTGTTTTATGAGCCGGGAATTTTAGTCGCACATAATATAATGTTCGATTTACATGTATTAGCGTGTTGTGGAATAGATGTAGAAACAATATTTGAACGAGTTACTTTGTTTGATACACAGATAGCTTTTCATACTGTTGAAGAAGAAGCGGAGAAGAAATTAGAGTCCATTATCAAAAGATATTATAATATTATTAAAACTGACTACAATGATGTGGTATCTACTGTATGGGGTGATGAGAAAAAGTCCGTAGGACTAAAGGCGAATAACAAAGCATCCTTCCAGCACGTTCAGATTCCTATTGGAGCATACTACTCTGGAGAGGATGTATGGTTTATGAAGCAACTATACTTTGAAGTTATAGATAAACTTGTCGAAGATGAACAGGACAAGCTATTCTATAAAATGCGTATGCCTTTCCTTCCTGTATTATGGAGAATGGAACGCAGGGGAACAAAAGTAGATAAAGCCAAGTTAGCCATTATGACCGAAAAAGCGCAGAAAGCATTGCAAGACATTGAGTATGAATTATACGAACTAGTGGGGCTGGAGTTCTCTGTAGGTAGTGGTCAGCAGTTAGCTGAACTTCTTCATGGACACGTTAAGAAATTGAAGGACAAAGACAGTGGTGGATTTAAGGAAAGTTGTAATCAACTAATAGTTGATAAGAACTTTGGATTCCCTGTTATCAACTGGACCGATGGGGGTAATAATGATAAGAAAACGCAGAATATATTGCGAGTTCCTCAGACTAATGCCACCACTTTAGAAGAGTTATTAGACGTAGAATGGAATTCTAAATTCAAAGTAACTAAGCAATGGTTTGAAGTCGGGAAAAAAGTCATTAAATTACTATTAAAACACGCAAAATTAAAGAAACTGTATTCCGTATATATGGCAGGATTGTTGGATGATATATACCAAGATGGAAAAGTGCATCCCTCTTTTAACATATGTGGTACTGATTCCTGGCGTTTGTCCTGTGATTCTCCTAACCTCCAGCAGTTACCTAGACCGTTGGAAGGAGATGAAGAGGACTATGAATTCTGGAATCAGTTTGAAATACGCGAATTGTTTATCCCCGATGAAGAGGACGAAGTTATAATAGCTAGTGACTGGAACAACCTTGAAAAGAAGATAACAGCACACTTCACCAAAGACCCTGCACTATTGAGATTATTCGCGGAAAAATTGGATGGCCATGGACAGATAGCTACAATGGTATTCGCTGAGTGTAAAGACTGTCATCCAAATGAGGTCAAGAAAAAGTATCCTCATTTACGCCAAAGAGCAAAGTCTATAGGATTCGCAATGGACTATGGCGGAACAGCTTATGCTGTGCAACGTAACCTTAAATGTTCATTAGAGGAAGCACAAGGATACGTCGATGCGTACTTTGAGGGCTTTTCAGGACTAGCACAGTGGGCAACAAAACAGAAACAATTCGGGCGAAAGTTTGGATATGTTCTTACTATCTTAGGACACAAAAGACATCTAAGTGGAATACTTGAAAGTAATGGAAAGATTCGTTCTTACTATGAAAGGATTTGCTTAAATGCCCCGATACAAGGAAGTGCGGCGGATATAGCAATTCGCGCACAAATAGCAATAGATAAAGACCCAATCCTTCGCGCCATTAATTGTAGAATGATTATCCAAATACACGATGAAATTGTATTAGTTGCACCAAGAAGGTATGTAAATTTGTGTATGGAAAGAATTGCTTACCATATGGAGTTCTGCTTACCTCACCCTATGGTAGTACCTTTAACTGTAGGAATTGATTATGGAAAAACTTATGCAGAAGCTAAATAAGCGCCAACATAGGATATATACTTTATCACATTGTAGCCATTTCACGTAACCAATAGAGAAATATATAGTGGGAGGGGAACCTTTTTGAGAGCAGAAATCAACGCCATTATCAACAAGATTAACAAAGACTTTGGAATGAACGCTATACGAAAGGCCAGTGACGTAGAGGAAGTTAAATCCCGTATTTCCTCTGGAAGTCTAACCTTGGATATAGACCTTGGCGGGGGTATTCCTATTGGAAGAATGACGCAGATAAGCGGAGGATTTTCCGCCTGTAAATCTGCCCTTGCTTACCATATTGCCGCTAATGCACAAAAAATGCGCAAGAAATTAGTTCGATGGGATAAGTATTGTACCAAGGATAAAGAGATAAAGCATTGGGTTATATGTGACCCTAAAGACAAAGAAGGAGTTCCTTTAGTTGTTGCTATTATTCAATCCGAGAATCATTCATACTCTAATTCATGGGCAACAGGAATAGGGATAAACGTCGATGACCTTATATTTGTAGCACCTGAAGGGATGGAAGAAGGATTAGAAATAGCAGGACAGTTACAAAAATCCGGCGAAGTTGATATAATTATTCATGACAGCTATGCCGCTTATAAGCCCATTAAAGTTATAGAAAAGTCACAGGAAGATACTGTACAGATGGGTATAAAGAACCAATGCTTTGACGAGTATCATGGGAAGTACCAAGCCTTTAACAACCGTCTAGAGCGCGAGGGGAAGTTACCAACAACCCTTATTGCATTAAACCAGTTGCGTGAAAAGATAGGAGCTTATGGCGATTGAATTAAAATTCTAGTATACCCCTTTAAAAATTTCTTTGTCATTCCATAAAGTTTTAAAACTTTTGGGGAGATAAAATATCTAAGGAAATTATATTAGAGTTTATTAAAAATTTGGGTCGCCCTGTACAGGAATGTATAGAAAACAACCATGTGAACGCAGGCAAAAGCGGTGTGTCTCTTAAAGAGATGCTAACGATGGACGGAAAAATCCCAATATCGTGCCAATCCCGAAAGGGAAGGTGTAACGACTATCGAAACCACGCTATTAGCGGAAGGGAGTAGAGTAGGATAGAGATTAGCACTATTCGAAGCGCATGGCATCCAGAACGGATGAAGAGATAGTCTAGTTGCGAAAGCAATTGCCTGAGTATGAACCAGGAGGAAGAAGTATTGGGTTTACAAGCAGTATAAATCTCCGTTTGCGTAGAGGTGATTGGATTACCATTGGAACTGGGGACAATAAGAGAATTATTGGTCAGGTTACCAAATACAAAACCCATAAGAATAAGACCTATAAACAGCAACAAACCGGTGAGTTTGACTTCTACTTCGATGAGGGCGGAGCCGTTCCAGCCGGAATGATAGATAATGCCAAGGAATTAATTATCCTTGCTATTGTTTATGAAGTAATAGAAAGGCGTGGAGCATGGTATTATTATAAGGGACAGCAGATTGCACAAGGCGAAGCTAATGCCATTGAGTTAATTCGTGGGGATGAAAAACTTTTCGCGGAAATTAAAAACACTGTTACCAAGTTGTCATTAGAAGCAGACGCAGAAGTAGAGCGCCCAGATGTGTTTGGAACTGATGATATTATCTTGAACGATATAACTGATGGTGTAATTGAATCTAACGAAGTTATAGTAATAAAATCTGCTTCAAAAGGGAAAAAGAAATGATAAATATAGACAAAACAATTGACCGTTTGACTCCTACTGTTATTATAGTGTGTTGTCTTTATCTGTTAGGACAGTTAATTAGAGTGATTGTACAATGAAAAAAGGTTTTATGAGGAGGGGATACTCTCCCCTCAATAAACAGATGGAGAACAAGGGAAGATTTATAGCTAGTTGTGATAGTTGCACATACTTTTATAGTGAGGAGTTAGGCGTTCCTGAGTACTGTCACAACATGGGAGTTACTAAGTTTGATATGGCTGAAACAGAGGAAGGGAGAATTTATTGTACGTATTGGAAACACGCAGGAAGAAAGGAAGAAAAGTAAATGGATAACACTATATTAATAATATTTGGAACTCTTTTGATGTGGCATTTTTTGTATTATTTTCACTTGCAGGGAGAGTTTGTCGGAATGATGAAGATAAAGAGCAATTTAATTCTCATTATCCATTGTATTACATGGGCATTAGGATTGATTGGAGTTCTTTCCATTACCGACCTTGCAACTTGGGGGAAATTTTTATTCTTGTTCGCAACCCATTTTGCAATTGATTTTTGGAAGTGCAGAACTGTTCCTGTTGAAAATAAGCTGGATGAAACCAACCTGTTAATAGACCAAGTACTTCACATCCTTATTTTGTTAATGGTCATACCCTCCTGGAGTTTTTAATGAATTATATTAAAAATAAAAGTAAGAAGCAGGAGAAACGTACTGCCAAAGATTTTGGCGGTAAAACAACCCCTGCTTCTGGGGCATTGGATGGGGCAAAGGGAGATGTAAGAACCTCCCTTTTTCTCATTGAAAACAAATATACAGATACCCCTTCCTATGTGCTTAAATTAGAAACGTGGAAGAAGATTGAAAAAGAAGCATTGAAGGACGGACTCCGTTATCCAATGATGCAGATAGACATTCAAGATAGGCAATTAGTTTTGCTTGACAAAGATGTTCTCATAGACATTATTGACGGTAACATTGGGATATGATACAATGAAAAGTAGTTTAATTATAGGAGAGATATAAATGGCAAAGCAAATAGTTAAAAAAATAGATAATCAAGAGAATGACTTGATTACCGCAAGAGTTTTAACGGAAAAAAGGCTATTAAAATTGATGGACAAAGAAGAAAACCTTATGGAAGAAATTAATTCCGCAAAATTATCCCTGGAATTGATTATTGCTAAAATGGACGAACTAGGAATTTCCGCAGATAAAGCTGAGTAATGGGTGTAATTAAAAATATATTTCCTGCCCTACAGGAAAGTTATATTTAATTACCACATGATATCTTCACCATTCAACGAATTAGGCAGTAGTTAACAGGTAATTTTATAGACATTGTAACAATAGTACAAATAGGAATTGAGGTAACTTAATATGTCTTTGAAAAAAGTATTTAATACCCTGAAGGATGAGGGAATTGTTTTACCGAAATTAAATAAATTCCTTTTATCTATAGGACAAGATGAAGATAGAAATCATGGGTATAATAGTCCGAGTGCCGTTTCATCTTGCCCTCGTTCTATCTTCTATACCAGAACTGGAGTAAGTTCTGATGGGGTAATAGACCCACGTACTCGTCGTATATTCGACAATGGACATGGAGTACATGAGAGATTACAAGGATACCTACAGGAAGAAGGTATATTGTTAATGCCTGAAACTCCTGTATGGAATAAAGAATTAAAGATTCTGGGACACTGTGACGGAATACTAAAGATGAATAAATTCTCTTTAGCCATTCTTGAAATAAAGTCCATTAATTCAAACGGATTTTCGCACCTAATAAGTGCTAAACCAGAGCATCAAATGCAAGCCCAGGTTTATATGTACTGTCTGGAGAAAGTCCGTGAGGAGTTAGCCGAGTGCAAAGATAAACATGAGTTTGAAATAGTCAAAGCGGAATTACTTGGAGAGTATGCTACTCTTATGGAGGGTTTCATAATGGATGGAAGGAAGTTCTCTAAGGAAGAAAAAATTGCGCACAAAGTATCTATAATGGAGAAGGTGTTAGATATTCTATATGACATTCCCAAACGTATAGATACAATGACTGTTATTTATGAAAATAAGGATACGCAGGATATAAAAGAGTATGTTATTAAGTGGGATGATGATTTGGTAAGTTTTATTGTGGATAAATATAAAACTCTTAACAAAGCTGTCGAAACAAACAAAGTTCCCAATAGACCAGACGATGCAACAATCAAGTCTTTCCAGTTCTGTAGATACTGCAACTACTCTTTTTACTGCTGGAGATAAGATGTACAAGGGAATTGACTTTATAATTGAAGATATAGACGAACTAGACAAACTTGTAAGTTTTTGGACACCAATTATGCAGTTAGGGGATTGGGAAATTTCGGTAAAGTTTGCTCCTCTAGGCGATATGATAGAGGGCGGGGAATTATCTTTAGGAGATAATACCTATCTGCATATTCAGAAGCAATCCTGTATTCGTTTACTGAGTTGGGATGGTTGGATTGAGTACAAAGATAAGTTCAATATTCCCTTTAGTTATGATATGGAAAAGGTATTAGTCCATGAATTACTTCATTGTAATTACTCCAACACTTATGATGGAATTATGAATGATACTCTTCATAGGTGCTTAGAGGAAACTTCAAGAGCATTAGTGTTAGTAAAAAGGGCGGGAGAAAATGTTAGTAATTAACTTGTTATGTGGACATAAAAGTGGAAATAGTACTACTAGATGACTATTATATCTTGCTAAACTTGCAGTATGGAACGTAGAAGATGATTGTGATAAATATACTCGTTGAGAGGAGGTGGGATGAATGGAAGTTAAGTGCGAAGTTTGCGGAAGAGTTATGAACCTAGTAGCAGTATTAGGGGAAAAATTTCTTCACGAATGTCCTATTTGTGCTATCCGTACAACTGTAGAGAAAGTTGTTGACGATGTCGAAGTAGCAGTAGATGATGTTGTTGAGATTGAAGCTGAAGCCAAGAAAGTTGAAGCAGACTCAGTTGCAGTTAAGGAGGATATGGCCGCTATTAAGGATGAAGTAACCGCTGTTAAGGAGGAAGTAGTCAAATGATAAATGTAAAATGCCCTCATTGTGGTAGAGAAATGCTTTTAGTATCCACCTATCAGAACAGTGATAATGTACTAGTTGAGTGTCCTATATGTGCCATTAGAGAGTTTATCACTATTGAACAGACCGACATTCAACCTTCCGACCCAGCTTTATCCAATGCAATGACCGGGAACAATGAGGTTGCAACAGTAAACTAGCGGAGGGAAACACATGAAACCCCCTATCAAAAAAGGTGAAATAAAACGAGGAAAAAGACAGGAAATAGAGTTTCAGAGTGAGGAATCATTACTGGATAGAATAGAGAAGGAACTCATTGAAGATGGGTTCTTGAAGTTCTCTAATGATAGTACAGATAGTGAATACCTCACTCTGCCCTTCCACTTGGATGAAGTTGCGCCAAGGGAAATAACCCGTTACCTTCACGCTTACACGCAACAACGTGTTTATATAAGAAGTTGGTTATCCCGAGTAAATATACTTCTGTTAGAAGCCGAGTCGGATTTAGACCGCGAGAAAATTAGAGTGTACGCTAGTGTGCCGAGTGCTGTTAAATCCGTATCAGAAAAGGAATTGTACCTGTATGATGATGAAAAGTGCTCCCTCATACTAGATATCCTAAAGGAATTGCGGTCAAAGCAGATAATGCTTGCTGACCAGATTAAGAATATAGAGGAAATCATATTTGATATATCCCGCGAATTATCCCGCAGGGGAATTGATTTAGGGGCGCATAACCGTGAAGAAAATGTAAATAGTCAAAGAAGATAGAGGTAGAGAGAGTTGGCTAAAAAGCTAGATTTGCTGAAAGAGCAACTCTCTTTCCTACAAATACACAATGCAAGTGACGAGGAAATTCAAGAACTAGAACTAAAGATAGTAAGAAGTAAGCGAGGAAAGAGTAGCAGAACAAAAGGGGCATCATATGAGCGGGACGTTGCAAAGAAATTTATGAAACGTTTTCCGCAGTTAGATTTAGTACGAACTCCATCAAGTGGAGGTTTCAAAAAAAGCGCAAATAATAAAACTTTGCGTGGGGATACAAGTAATGTAAATGAGGATTATGAGTTTATGCTACACATTGAAGCAAAGAATCAAGCCAAAATTCAAATAGAGAAGTGGATTAAGCAAGCCGAAGAGGATTGTCCCGAAGGGAAAATTCCGGCAGTAGTTTTTCACAAACAGCAAAAAATAGAGGACGGAAAGAGAACAGAGAAAGCAAGAGACTATATCTGTCTGCCTTTCGAAGATTTTCTTGAAATTGTTGATGACCGTGTGGTGGAACTATTAACGGAGGGGAATTAATGAAAGCCTTAGATGCCACAGTTATTAAAATTTTGGGCCATAAGTATACGGTTGAGTACGATTACACCACCAACATAGGAAACCCCGGCGAAACTAATGTATTCCCTAACACTATTAGGATTGGCGCAGAATACCCCGCAGACACTAAGACGGAGATACTATTGCATGAGATATTAGAAGCAATTATTAACCGTTTTAATATTGAAACTCAGATTAACCATGACCTTATTGTATTGATTAGTGAGGTTTTGCATCAAGTTTTGCGTGATAATAAATTAGAGTTCTATGAGGATGACGATGACGGAGTTATTGTCTATAACCCTAAGAGAAAGTTGCCTAGAAAAGAGGTTTAACATATGGTATTAACTTTGTGCTTGCTTTTTCTAGTAGTAGCTGGTATAATAGGATTAATGGTATTCTTCCACCACTATGCGCTAGGAATTGCGCAGGGGGAAAGTATGATGCCATATTTGAAGAATAATAGACCATTTTTGTTAAAAAAGAAATTTGTAATATCCATGAATGAGGTTTACCTCATTAAAGTTGACAAAGAAGAACAATATTTCATAAAAAGACTTACAGACATTAGATTTACTCCATTCGGTAAAGTGCTTTTATACTTCACAGGAGATAATGCAGATAAGTCATATGACAGTAGAGAATTTGGCTATATTCGTCCAGAGAATGTTATAGGAAAAGTAATAAAAATTATCTAGGAGGAAACCCCAATGAAGGAAGTTCAATTAATTAAAGTTGCAGCAGATAGTAATGTAAAGAGTGTAGCAGGAAGTATTAGTCATGCACTAAAAGGCGACGAAATATCTGCACCGAAAAATGTAGAGATTCTAGCTATAGGAGCAGGAGCAGTTAACCAAGCATTTAAAGCCTGTGCTATTTCTAGTGGTCATCTCGCAAACTATGGAGAAGCTCTTATTATCCGTCCCGGATTCAAAGTAGCTGAAATTAATGGTGAAGAAAAAACCATTATGCGTTTCATTATTACTACAATGTAAGTAAGTAGTCGGGGTATTTATATGCCCCGACTTTTCTAAAAAGGAAGTGGAATTATGTATATCACGCGAGAATTTAGTTTCTGTGCGGCCCATTATTTAGATGGATATAAAGGCGACTGCGCTAATATGCACGGACATACCTGGAAGATTGCCATAACTATATTTATCCGTCAGATGGATAAATTGGGAATAGGGATAGACTTCAAGAAACTAAAGACTGTTGTAACAGACAAGATAATTGTCAAGTTCGACCATAAAGTATTAAATCATGTAATGCCGATAAATCCAACGGCGGAAAATATCGCTAAGTGGATTTTTGAGGAATTGGACGAGGACTTTAGAGATACTTCAAAGGAGTGCTTCCTATCCAGCGTCAAAGTGTGGGAGAATTTTCCCGACTGTTATGTAGAATACTATGGAGAGTAATTGTTAATTTAAGTGGGATATTCTCGCCACAAAATGTATTAGGAGATTAGAATGAAAAGATACCACAAAGATATATTCTTTGAGGTAGGAGTACAGGATGAGATTAAAGAGTTAATCCAAACTTTAGAATTTCATCCCACCAGACACTTTATGAAAAGTTGGATGGAAAGGGGTAATGTTTGTATTCCTACTAAACATATGATACAACAAGGCGAAGTTTTCGAGTATTATCGCAATAGGCGCGGAGAAGTAGAGAAATTCGCGGTAAGATGTTGTAATATGTCAAATGATTACGATATTATCTATGTCATAAACCAGTATGGGGGATTAGTAACATCATGGATAAACACTAAGAATGAACAACATGAGGACATGAAGATGGAAGTTTATGAGCAAGGGATGCCAAGTATACCAAATTAGAATTGCAAGTACCTTACTAATTATACAATAGAGAAGTATTTGAATTATTTTTATCCACATTTAATATAGTTGAATGAAAAACAACGAAAAGGTAGTAGAACCAGAAAAGTAAACGATGAATTTATTGAGATAGTGTTAGACCTTTCAGAACAAGGTATGGGAATAGAAACTATAGGGAAAACTTAGGACTAGATGGGACTACAGTAAGATATAACTTAATAAAAATACTTGGAAAAGAAGAGTACGAAAAAAAAAACGCTCTAAAACAAAATTTACGGAAAGTAATGGATGGAATGAAAAATATTATATACAACTAAACCTGGTATTAGAGTAATTTAGAAGTAGAAACCCCTGAATTATTAGATAAATTGAGTATAAAATTTGAATCCCATAGTTATTTAAAACTTGGCAATAATAAATACTTTCCAGACTTTTATATACCTTCCCACAAATTATATATTGAATGTGCCGTAATCATAAATAGAGAATTTTATAAAATAAAATAAAATTAATTAAAAAGGTTAATAACTATTCAATATATGATGTTAATTTCTTATTAGTATCTTCTGATACCTTTAACAGTTTTGAACAAGTGTTAAAGGAGAGATTAAAGTATGTTAAGTGTATGTGAGATACAGGACTCACTTCAAGGAGAAGGTAAATATACAGGAATACCAACAACATTTATTCGTTTATATGGATGTAATCTTTATTGTACTTACTGTGATAGTGAGTACGCCAGAAGGAATGGTAAGAGAAGAAATGCCAGCATAGAAACGATTATGAACGCAGTATATAAACTTAAAAATAAGCACGTATGTATTACAGGCGGAGAGCCTTTATTGCAAGATGATATTTACCCATTGGTTTATGAATTAGTTGATAAGCAGTACATCGTATCAATCGAAACTAACGGTAGTATTGATATAGAGAAAGACAGTTATAACCGCTCATTTAGCTACTGTATGGACATTAAATGCCCATCAAGCAAGATGGCACATTTAAATAAATATACCAACTTAGCCAATCTATTAGGGAAGGATGAGGTTAAGTTTGTCATACAAGATTTTGAAGATTTTATGTTTGCCGTAGGAGTCGTCAGGCAATATCCTACACAGGCTTGCTATATTTTTTCTCCGTGTTTTTCTAAAGATGGAACAAGCAACGCGAAAGAAATAGCATCATGGATGATGGATAATAATGTGACTAACGTTAGATTGGGCATACAGATGCACAAAATTATAGGAATATATTAAGGAAATTAGTGAACGTAAAATGTATGTATACGAAATACGAAACAGAGAGGGAAAAATAATGCCAATAGCCGCAATAGACTTTGATGGAACCTTATGTGAAAATGCGTACCCAAAAATAGGTGCTCCAAAATGGGAAGTAATTAATAAAGTAAAAATTCTCAAGAAGGATGGATGGCAATTAATTCTATGGACTTGCCGCGAAGAAGATAACCTAGTTTCCGCTATAGATTGGTGTAAATCAGTAGGATTAGAGTTTGATGCGGTCAATGATGAAGTGCCAGAAATAAAAGAATTATTTGCTAGTGGCTCAATGTACCGTACAATACTACTACGTGAAGCCACAAGATGCGGAGCAAAGATTTATGCAGATATTTACCTAGATGATAAGAACGTCACTTTGGAAGAATTTTTGAGGGATTAAAGTGGATACTAAAGCATTGCTACTAGTTAGCGGAGGATATGATTCTTATGTTATATCTGCATTATGTGAAAGCCTTTGTTACCAGACCCATTATTTATTTTTTAATTATGGGCAAAAGGCGTACCCTAAAGAATATGACGCAGTATCCCGACTGTGTAATAGAGTTAATGGAGACAGTTTTCAACTCAGTGATAAACTCACTGAGGTAATAATTAATGCTCCTTGGTTACTGAATGGATTTAAAAAAGGAGATAATTACTTTCCTTGGCGCAATTTAATGTTTCTATCTCATGCCCTATCTTATGCTGAAACTTATATGTATGACATGGTAGTGATTGGAACAAATTCCGCAGGAGATTATGCAGATTCAAGTGATACCTTCATAAAGACTATGGAGCAGATATACCAGACAGTGGGGATTAAGTTGTGGAGTCCTTTGCAGAATATGTTTAAAGGGGATGTCTATGACTTAGGTAAGAAACTTGAAGTTAATTTTGAAGATACTTGGAGTTGTGACTTTTCTGATAAGTCCCTTCCATGTGGGAAATGCCCATCTTGCCAGGATACGAAGATGGGAATTAAAAATGGGTATTTAGAAGGTAGTATAACTTTTTTAGATTCTTCGGTTGAAGATTTTTATAGATAGTGGTATAATACTTATAGACCTAATGGGCTAAAGGAAGTGGAGGAATCTGAAAAGACCTTCTTCCCCTCACTAACCTTGGTACTACTAAAGGAGGTGCAACCCCATGCTATTTGTTAAAGGACTAGCTTCGAGTGGTGGAGAAAACAAAATCACCAAAAAAGGAACTGGAATCAAGAAAGCTTCTGGTGGAGAAAACAAAATCACCAAAAAAGCACAGAATGTTGGGAAGTAATTAATTAAAAGACCGCTGATACTAGCGGTCTTTTATCTTTTGTGATATACTATATACTAAAGGAGTGTGTTTTATGAATAATGAAGAAATTATTGCTTCCTGTCTATATGAGGTAATACTAGCATTAGATAATGAATATAGAGAAGCCTTATATGTTACTGAAAATCCGCATCTAAAAGGAACTGCTAAGAGAATAGCTAAGATGTGGATAGAAGCATTTAAAGGATTAGGTAAGCCCGATTTTGAATTTACTACTTTTCCATTTGAAAGCGAGATAGACAATGAATTTTCCAACTGGATTATCATTAAAGACATCGAGTTTTCTTCTTGGTGCGCCCATCATTTTCTCCCTTTTAGTGGAACAATTGATATTGGATACGTTCCCAACGCTTTGATTGCAGGAGCCAGTAAGTTACCCAGGACTGTCGAATACCTGTCAGCTAGACCGCAAGTACAGGAACAGTTAGGTGAGGATATTATCCAGTTTCTATATGATAGATTATTAACTTCAAAGATATGCGTGAAAATAACTTCTAAACATACGTGCATTGCTTGCCGTGGAGCGAAATCGCGCAATAGTGAAATGGTGACTTATCATTCATTCACCAAAGGAGATTTAAAGGAATTTCTGGAGATGATGAGATGAATGATTATATAAAGAGCGAGTTTCAAATATTCTTTTCGGGTGTTGAACCCCCAAGGTATTTTGATATAGTAGTCAATGAAACTAATGCTATATTAATGTCATATCATTACATTCAACGTAAGGGGAAGAAGTTTTTAGAAGAGTGTAAGAAAAAACGCCCCGATATGAGAATGTTAGTAGACTCAGGCGCACATACCTTCATTAAGAAGGAAGATGAATATACTAAGAAGCCAATGGAATATTGGGAGAATTATCTTGAAAAATATACTCAATTTGCGCGAGATAATAAAGACCTTGTTTTCGCTATAGTAGAATTAGATATAGACTATATTGTTGGGCAAGAAAAAGTTGAGGAATGGCGCGAAAAGTACTTTAAACCCCTTGAAGAAGAAGGAATCCAAGTTATATATGTTTGGCATCGAGTTCGTGGTGATGCAAATTGGGAAGATATGTGCAAGAAATATAGCTATGTAGGGTTCAGTATTCAAGGGGATTCAGATATGACCGTAGATAGATGCTCCAAGATGGTAAACATAGCTAAGAAGTATGGAACTAGATGTCATGGGTTCGCTGTTACCGGAATGGATTATATGCAGAAAATACCACTATTCACTTGTGACTCGACGACATGGTTAGTTGGGACACAATTTGGCGAGGTAAACTACTTTGATGGACGTACTATGAAACGTCTAAAGAAAGATAAGTGGAAACGCCAGTACAAGAATAAGTATGTTGCCCTTGGAGCCAACTGGAACTTGGCGGAAAGGGAAGACCCTTACGAATTGGTGAGGATGAATGTTTTAGTATTCCTGCAAGTAGAAAAGTATATTCGCAGTATTATGAAGAACAAGATGTATTGGTTGCAGGGAAAGAAAGTTGTCGCAGAGAAGTCAAGGATTGAAATGCCCAAGAGAGAAATTATTGATATAGAAGATGTTCAACTTCCTGACTTTGAATGGCTTAAAGGGGATGAAAATGAGGGATATGAAGAATATGCCCAAGCATTAGGGATTGATATTAATTTGCCCAAAGACCAGATAGTGGCATGGATTGAAATGTTCTATATGTTCATTAAATGGGATACTAAGTTAATGGATGCTACTCCCGATGAAGAATTATATATTGCTGTGGATATATTCGGACTAAAGAATGAATGTAATACTCGCAAGAAAGCGATTGAAGCACTAGGACAGTGTTTTAAAGACCATGCTTGCGGTAAACGACATGAATTTGAGGAGTATGCACAAAAACTTGCGCAAGCAGGACAAGCCCCACCTAAAGCCAAGGAGCGCAAAGATTATTATGAGGAAGAAAGCCATACTCTTGTTGAGGTTCCTAAAGAGCAAATACAATCTATTCTCAGCCGCTTTATTCCCCAGGATACTACCGCAGATATGCCAGAAGTTGCCGCAATAGATGAAGAATTAGAACGTAATAATATAATTCCTATTAGAGATGAAAAAGGATGTCTATTAAAAGGACAGACCGCAGTTAGGAATAGGAAGACTATTTATTCGGACTTAATGCCTAAGTTGGCCTGTGACACCTGTATTAAAGCAGGAGGATGTCCTGACTATAAGCCTGGATTTGTATGTGCCTATAATAAGCTATTTAAGCGTTTTGATACGCGAAACAAAGCAGATATATATGATGCAATGACAACGATGGTTGAAACAAATTTAGAGCGTCTACAACGTCAGATGGTATTTGAGATGTTAGATGGTGGAGTTGCCGACCCGACTGTCACTTCTATGATTGACCAGAATATTAAACTTCTTAGTATGTTAAATAGTTTAGAAAATCAAGGAAATAGAATAACCGCGCAGAGAAAAGTAGTAGTTGATAGTACAGGGAAAGTAGAAACTGTAGAAACGGTAACAGCCAATCCCCAAGAGGGAGGAATATTAAGTAAAATCTTTGGAAACTCAATGAATCCTCCAACGGTAGGACTTAAAGGGGAAAAAGAAGAAGAACAGGAATATATAGATGTAGAAACCCTTAAAGAGTAGACAAATATGTTCTATCAATTTAAGGGTCAGATAAGACAATCACATTAGATAAGTAGAAAATTCCCTCTAGTTGTGGTATTATATTAGTGTAAGTTTCATATCTAACTAGGGGGAATTTATATGTCCATTACGAAGAGTAGTATGTCCACTATAGGTAAACAAAAATTAACTGCCTATAAACAAGACTTGCTAGATATGAAGAAAAGACTCGTCTTTGTTGCGGGTCTGCCGAGTACAGGAAAGACCAAGCAAGCTATAGACTGCGCTTGCAAGGAAATACAGGGAGGGTATTATGATAGTTTAATCTTAATTCGTCCTGTTCTGATTCCTAAAGCTGGACTACTTCCTGGTACTTTGTTAGAAAAAATGTCACCTTATACGCGTCAATCCAATCTATATTGTCAGGAACTAAACGGTAATATTACTCTTGATGAGTTGATTGAAAGTGGCCGCGCAGAAGTAATTCCTATTGACCTTTTGCAAGGGAATCGCTTCAGTAGGTGCTATGTCATTATGGATGAAATGCAAAATGTTCCTTTAGAGGACACCTTTAAAATTCTTTCTCGTTTGGGGGAGGGAAGTAAGTTCGTTGTAATAGGGGATATATCCAAGGGACAGTTAGGAAGAGATGCAAAGTTCGGAAAGACCATGATGGACTACTGCATTGAGAAATTTGCGGATAAAGAATATGCAGGAGTTCATTACTTTTATAGTTTTGATGATATATTAGGAGATAACACAACGAAAGACATCATAATTACTTTGATTCCCGATTTTGTTTTTTAAGAGGTGGTTGCTGTGTCAGAAGTTCTCAAGAACACTCTGGTTATTAATGTGGACAACAAGGATAATGAAAGTTCAACTTTAACCCACAATTTTGATGAAAATGCTTCAATAGTTATTAAAGAAGATAATAAGGGTAATGCTTCTGCAAGCCTTACTCTTAAATTCTAAGAAAGGAGTGAACATAATGGGTAAATGTGGAGGTAAAGCGCCTTCGGCTAAAGCTCTTAAAGCACCAAAAGGTGGCGGATGCAAGGGTGGTAAATGTTAGTCTGAAAATTTTCAGGTTGGTTTTTATTTTATTAAAATTTCCAGGTTGGTTTCCACCGTATTTTGAGTAGGCATTACCAATAAATATTCCCTTTCCTGACATAATTAGGATTGGGAATATTTATTTTTTTGTACCAAAAAATTCACTTTTTATATAAAATGTACCAAAAAAGACAACATTTTGTTAATTGATTTTTCTTGTCAAAAGTGTTATAATAAACTATAATTGCAGAGCATCCACAGTACTGGATGATAGTAAGGGGGTTTAATATGAACAAAAAAGACGGGCGAATTGATAGTCTACTTAACAAGTTCTGCAATGCCCATGGATTCCCACTTTCAGTAGAGTGTCGCAGAAGGATTAAGAAGTATTTAATTAACCCAACATACCAAGGATGGCATGATATTCATGCTATTGTGATATGGAACGCCCCTGTTATAAACATATGGACGCAAGTATGTCATTGCAACTACTTCCTAGATGTAACAGGGCGCGAGTATGTTAAAGATGAAGCTGGGGAATGGACACAGGTTTCAGAATGGGAAAATGTGCCGAGTCCGATAGAGTTATTAGTTAGTTTGGAAAGTTTCTTTAATGAAGAAACCAACACTAACAATAAAAAGCATAGGATTCACAAATAAAATGAATATTTCATGTAGGGGTACCGAAAAGTGAATAACTTATGGGTACCCCTTTTGTAATAATAGGAGTGGTTATTTTAAAACGGTATCGAAATTTGCATAATAAGGAAACGATGGTTGTATAGGTTTAGCTTATATCCTATTTTTTAGGTTTTTGGTATATTTTTGGTAGGTTTTTGGTAGGTTTTTGGTAGGTTTATAAGATTTATAAGGTTTTTATTGCTTTTACCATGAGGTATGCTATTATAGTGATAGAAGCCTACTCAAAAAAGGAGGGGAATGGTATGGACACAATTGCATATCTAACTGGGGTATGTGAAGCAGACAAAGTCTATCACTCAGGGAAATTAAAAGGTATTGACCCAATGAGGTATGCTGAAATGAACCAGAAAGAACTATTATTATTAGATGAAGAAATTACTGAATTTGTCGCAGGTTGGAAGCATGAATGTGCTATGATACGGGAGAGAAAGAACAAATGGGACGAGTATGAGAAAGAGGTAATAAAAAAGATTTCCATTAATAATGTAAAACGCGCGCGAAAAAAGCGCAATGAAGGGTTATTAATGTTCATGATGTGTTTGATGATGAGACATAGACATTGATGACTTAGGGGGCGTATAATGAAGAAAAGGAAGAGACAGTAGTTTCGGATTATTCTATACGGAGGGGATACGGATGAATCTTAAAATGGTTTACTGTAAGAGATGTGGGATGCCTATAGGGTATACGCAGAAGCGGGTATGTACTGAATGCATCAAACTATATCACAAGGAAAAGGCAAAGAAGTGGACAGATGACAAGGAAATAGTTAGATCAGTTATTTACAAGTCAGACAGGGATAACCTCAAGGCATTAGCACATAAGCACAACATGGCAATATATGATTACCTTCATATAATGATTGAAAAAGAATTTGCGCTGGAGATAGGAGGTAAAGTATAATAAGATGTTGGGAGGGATAAAAATGTTAAAGTATAAAGGTATTCCCTGTAAGGAGTGCAAACAGTACGAGGAAGGGTTCTGTAAGTACCATTATTGGTAGACGATGTTACACCGGCGGATGGGTGAAAGTACAATTATCCTGATTTATTTTTGAAATATTGGG